CGTCCCCATCGCCTATCAGCAAACCGCGCGAGGTCGGATAACCGGATCGCCATTCGGAGAAATAAAGAACTCGACCAAAGTCCTCGGCAAGGCGCTTCGCTATTTCAACGAAGATTCCGCCTTCCCAGACCAGCACGGTTTTGTTCTTAAAGTTTTCCATTTTCTTTTGCCCGCTCTATCGCCTCGGCCACCACCACTCTGGTTTATAGAGAACATAGATAACGGGGCCAATTACTACTGCGGCCGCGATAGCAACGCCAATGAAAACCGAAATAGCTATGTCCATTGCATCAGCCCTCTTCTACCCGGCGTTAAAGCTAGCGCAAATAACCTTCTGATCCGTAATTTCTGGAGACGCGTCCCCGATGAATTCCACGTTCACAAGATCAACTCTCGAACACCAGTCTGTTCCTGTAAAACGACCTTCAATATCTGGAATTTCCCTGTTATCTGGATGTAGTCTCCTCGCTTCTTCTTCTGTTTGTGCCGCGACAACGGCTGAATCATATACGTCGTAACCGGTGTTTTCGGTCTGCGAAATCAGCCACAGCTTCATCTGGTTCAGCCCTCTTGCGGATCAAAGCGCGGGTCGCTGGGCGCGCCGGCGTGCATAACATCGACCTCTTCGTAACCGTCGCGCCGCGCCGCCTCCGCGCGCTCCCAGCCGTAGCCGGTGACATCCGGGATTCTATCGAGCCGCAAAACCTCCGGGCGTCCGAGGAAATCCACGGCCAGCTTAAACTCGCTCGCGGGCGTGACGATCGCTGGGGCGTCATAACGCTTGCACGACGAGATGTGCAGATAGGCCCCGTCGTGATCGTCCCAATAATCGAGGACGGCGAAGCTTTCCGTCAGCGGCTGGCAGATTGTCGCGCCGACGCCGCCCTTGCCATCGGCGGTGGGATAGCGCCAAATGGTGGGATCGCCCGATGGCGTCATGTCCAGCGCCGTGACCGCGCGCTGGAGGAATTCAATCCAGTTGTGTTCCGCCAGGCGGCCTCGGAGGACAACGTTTTGGCTGAACATTTTCCTGCCGAGGTCGTCAGTCATTAGTCATCTTCCTCATCTGACGATCGCTGATCAGCCCGCGCTTGGCGGCGTGCTTGACGTGCATTGGGAGTTTCTTGACCTTTTGTCCGTGTGACGCCTTGACGAACGTCTTCCCGACGCTCTTGGGAATTCCCAGCGTCGACTTGCCCGCCTCAGCCGCATGCATTGCCGCTGATTGCGCCTTGCTCTGCATTGGGGCCATCTCGCGCTCCGTCTTCCCGCGGAATTCCACCGCGCGATTGTTTGCTTGGACTGAGGTTCCAGCCATGTTAATGCGGGTTCTCTTGGCAAACCTCGGCGGCGTCCAGAGATGCGGGTAAATACCAGCGTCCCGTATCGCTTCGACGCATGCCTGTTATCGCATGTGCAGCCATTAACTCATCGCTGATGGCGTTGATAATATCAGCTATATCATGCTGATAAATTTCATCTATCGTCACGCGCCGGCCGAGGCGGTAGCGGGCGATGATTCTACGTTTTGACGAGCGCTTTCGCATTGCTGCCTCCGTAACCAATCATATCGCGTCAAAACATAAACGCAATGCATCCTCGGCGCGCCGCCGACCGTCATCACCATATTCCGCGACGGATCGAACTCAAACCCAAAATATTCCAGGATCCTGGTGGAAGGGTCGTTGTCTGGAAGAACCGACGCGGCGACCGTGTTCAGCTTCAGAACGTCGAAAGCGATGTGCAGCACGGCGTCAACCGCGCGGACCGCATAGCCGTGATTGACGAACGGCAGTCCAATCCACGTTCCCAGCATCGCCGCGCCGTCGATGATCGGGCCGAGCGTGATTCCGCCGACGAGCTGGCCGTTCGGCCGGCAGATCAACAGCGAAGCCCCACGTCCCTCGCGAGCGGCTTTCTCGGTCGCCTCGACCTCGCGCGCGAAGCGCTCTCGATCCATCGGAGCCGCCCATTCGGGCTCGACCTTGCGCAGATAGGCCGCCGACGCGTCACGCAGCGCGCGCCAGGCGGGATAGTCCTCGAGGCGCGGGAGGCGGAGGGTGACGCTGCTCATAGCGTCAGCGCATCAAGGTTAGCGTCGAACTCGTGCTCTTTCTCGCGATAGTCGTCGCGCTGTTTGACCTCCGGTTTGGCCTTGGTCGGCCCGTCGATCATCTGGTCGAGCAGCTGGCCTATGAGGCCGAGCGCGTCGCAGTTATGGGTCAGGAAGCCGTTCGCATAGAAGACGTGTGCTCGGCTTACGGTAAGGTTTCGGACTCTCATCGGGTCCGAAAGCGCCTCGATCTCGATAACGCATCCCGCAGGCTTTCGAGCAATACGCGGCGGTCTCAGGCCATTTAGAAACAAACTGGCGGTGACAGCATTTGCATGCGACGGGCTCTCCCGATGGCGCGTAACGCCCTCGTTTGGAAGCTCCACCTCCGACGCCACGTTGCTTGCATCCGCCCGAGCAAAACATGGCTCTGGCGAAAAATGCGTTAAACTCCGACCCACAAGCCGCACATAGCTTGTGAACAGGCTTGCGACCATTCCAGCAGCGCTTGCCGTTGGCGCTGTGCCATTCCTTTCCATCGGCCGATGAATGCCAAGCGACGGCCTTTGGCCGGATGGCAGCCAGATGGACCAGTTGTTTTTCAAGGCTTTCGCCAACGAAAGGATGCTCTTTCCTGTGCTCTTTCTTCGAGAGGCAGATAAGGTTTCCGGGAGAGTTGTTCGACGTGTCTTTGTCGTCATGATGGATGTCATGTCCGGGAGGGATCGGACCGTTCTCGTCTTCCCAAACATGCCTATGAAGGAACCCGCGACGCGGTTCCGTCGCATAGAAATAAAGCCGATTGCTCCTGTTTTTGCTCTCAGGATATCGGCGATAACGGTTGCCGCGATATTCGACGACTTCACCCTTCGAGGTTCCGCGCTGCATGATGGCTCCAATCTTATTTGGTCCATCATACTCAATGCGTCTACTCGCGTAAACCCTTTTCCTTCGACATAAACAGGATGATTCCCGGTGGCGACAAGCCGCCTGCCATCAGCCGTTTTAACGCGAAACACGCGCGCTGATTCGTTTGTCACGCCCGACGCTGATACCTCGCAAGGTCCGATTGGTGTAGTCACCATATCACCGATCCGCACAAGCTCAATTGGCCTTTGCGAACCATCCGCCATGCGGATCATCGTTCCGTCGGCCAAGCAAACGTCATCGTGCACGCCGGCCGGGAAGTGGAGCATCTCCGCCTCGACCTCGGCGCGCCACGGCGCCGTCGCCGGAATGCGCAGGCTCCGCGTCGCGATGAGGCCTCGGAAAGATTGCGCCCGCACGGCCTTGTCACCCTTGGTCGGAAACTGCTCTCGCGCGGTGTAGGCCTTTCGGTCTCGCATCTCGCGCTCTAGGAACGGGCCGACGCCGCTCTTGATCTGGCCTGTTTCCTCGGCCCAAGCCATCGGCCGCCACTTGCGGACCAGATCGCAGAGCGCCGCAACCCAAACGTCGGAAGAAGCCTGTTTGCGCCATAGATCCAGCAGCCAAGGGTCGCCATCAGGATCAACGCCGACCACGGCATGCACCGTAAAATCGCCGCCATTAGAAGTGACCGCATAGTCGGACCCTCCATAGACCCGCAGGCTGTCGCGCGGCGGCGTCTTATCGACCGGAATCAGCCACTCGGACTTGAAATAGTCGCCGGTGTCGGGAACCGGTTCCTGCTGATAGAGCGCCGACCAGTCGCGGGGCGGCAGGGTGAGCTTGATCCGCTCCAGCGCCTCCAGCTCGTATTGCTCCGGCCACAGCGGCGCGCCGTCGTCGCTGATCGCCGGGAAGGACAAGACCTCCCATCCCTCGTGCGCATGCTCGCGCAGCAGCCATCCGGACAGGTCGTCTTCGTGCCATCTGGTCTGAATGACCACCACGCGCCCGCCTGGCATCAAGCGAGTGTAAGCCGTCGACGTGTACCAGTCCCGCACGCGCTTGCGCACGAGCGCCGAGTCGGCGTCCTCTCGGTTCTTGATCGGGTCGTCGATCAGCAGCAGATGCGCGCCACGGCCGGTCAGCGGACCGCCAACGCCCACGGCGTAATACGCGCCCGCCTGCTGCGTCTCATACTCGACGCCGCCCTCGGCGAGAACATCGTCCTGCCTGATGTGAAACCGCTTCGCCGCCTTGCTGTCGGCCGCCAGCCGCACGCCGGGGAAGATCTGCCCGAACACCGGATCGTGGATTTGGTTCTTGACCTTGCGGCCGAAGTCGTCGGCCA